TCAAAAAAGCCCGGAGGGTTCCTGGGCCACGTCCCAGCTGAAAATCACCACCTCGGCCCTCTCAGCCCCCTTGCCGCCGCCCACGGTATACCGGATGTCCGTCGTCTCTATGTGAAACGCCCGGAATAGACGCCGTATGTCTGGGTGATCGTTCAGCGTGACGATCGCCTTCCCTTTCAACCTTGCCAGGGCTTCGGCCAGCGCCTCATACTGCCTCCAGCCGAAGTCAACGCCGTAGCCCTCGGTTTCCCAGTACGGGGGGTCCACGAAGAAAAAGGTATGGGGCCGGTCATACCTGCGCACGCAATCCTGCCAGGGCAGGTTCTCGATATATGCCCCTGCAAGGCGTAGGTGCGCGGCCGACAGGTTTTCTTCGAGACGCAACAGGTTGAGTCCCGGCGGCGTGGTCGTGGCGGTGCGGAATGTCTGCCCATTCACCTTGCCGCCAAAGGCGTTTTGCTGAAGGTAGAAGAAGCGCGCGGCGCGCTGGATATCTGTCAGTGTCTCTGGCCTGGTGATCTGGAGCCACTTGAACACATCGCGGCTTGTCAGCGCCCATTTGAACTGCCGCACGAACTCTTCAAGATGGTGCTGGACCACGCGATAAAGGTTCACAAGCTCACCGTTCACGTCGTTGAGCACCTCGACCTCAGCAGGGACCGAGCGCATAAAAAACATGGCTGCGCCACCGGCAAATGGCTCGACGTAGCACTGGTGTGGAGGGAAGTAAGGAAGCAAGCGATCAGCTAGTCGGCGTTTGCCTCCCAGCCAAGGAATAATCGGATTAGTCATGCGTTAAATTGCTGCAAAACATGGTAGCCTTGGCCCGCCTGTCGACAGGTGACGCGGCCTTGGTTGCGCTTGCAGGACTGTCTGCGAGTGCGGCGGCAGGCTTGGTGTTCCACCACCAAGCCTGCCGCCGCGTCTTTCACTACTTGTCAGTTGGCTGGATGTCGGTCAACCACGCGGGCAGCGGTCCCCATCCTGGATAGCTGACATCCTGGCCTCCGATCGTCTCGACAGCACCGAGGACATACGGAGCCTTCGTAGCCGTGCCCCAGAGCGGCACAGCACGATGGTCCTGCACCGATTGCCACGTGTCGCCTACGCGTCGCGCAACGCTGCCGGCCGGCGACGAAGGCGGCGCGTCCTCATAAGCGCCATAGGGCACGTTGTAGACGCCTTCGTCGAGTCCCAGCTCCTGCGCTATGGTCTCATAGAGATAGATCCCGTCGCAGTCCGTCTGATAGACGATGATGTGCTTGTGCATACGAGGCTCCTTAGATGTGGATGCGTGGATGGAAAGCGACGTTAACGCCGCGCGTCTCGCTCGACACCCGCGCTGTACGTGCCGTGTCCATTTGGACTTGCGTGAAGCTCTGCGCCGGCGTGGGGCTTCCCGCGAACTGTGATGCGGTCCCCGGGAGCGCGGCAAATACGCCATTGATGCCAACTTCCTGTGGCGCTCCAAGTACGCCCACCAGCCGCTGACCAGCGTCCATTTGCTTCGTGCCCAACGACCGAGCACCACCATCGGCATTAGCGCCTGTGAATCGCATGTGCATGTCGCGGAGATCCGGCACGCGAAACTGTGTGCTATTCGCGTCGACGTAGTAGTGCGCACCGATATTTGCCGCCCAAGTTGATTGCGGCACAACCAAGCCAGCCTCCTGTGCGTAGCCCCACAGTGCCGGATATGCCGCTTTTGTTAGCAGTCCACCGACGGCGTCAACTTCGTTTACGAACGGCGTCGGCGTGTGCCCCAATAGCGGTCGGCCGCACAGTGGGGAACGGTATCCCTCGAAAAATGCGGTCTTGGTCCACAGCCACATTTCACCTGCCTCTGCGATCATGACCGGGCCGGCGTTATATGTAGGCACGCCCGAGATCGAGACCAGTTGAACGAACCCACCAAGAATCCGAGAGACGAACGCGGTCGTAGCGATCTTTGCCGAGTTGTCGCCCTGGCCCGGAGTGGGGGCCGTCGGCACCCCGGTTAGGGCCGGAGATGCTAGGGGCGCATAGGGTGCCAGCAACGCGCGAATTGCCTTGAGTAGCTGCCCATCGTCTGCCCCGTCGGGCAACAAGCCGGCGGCGACAAGCACGTTGCGCAGCTCTCGCAACCACGAATTCATCAGTGCGGAAGTCAAGATCGATCCAGGCTTTCCCGTAGTCGGATCGCCAGCGATAAACTCGCCGGTTTGTGTTTCGGGGATTCTCATTGTTGCTCCGAGTAGTCAAAAACGACGAATGTGTGAGCAGGCTTCAGATCTCGAAAGTAGCCCTCGATCACAGCATCAGACAGAGATAGCAGGCGCTCATCAACAGACGAGGTGTCCAGGCAAAACGCATATGATCGGACGTGTCCACCCTTTATTGATACACGCCACACCCAGATCACATCTGCGCCATAGAGCGCGTCTCGATCAAGTCGGCTGTAGTCCAAATAAAACGGCTCGAACTCGAAGATTTCGATGTCATAGCCAAGGCGCTTTGCCAAGCCTTTGAAGTACGGAATAGAAAGTCCACCCAGCTCCTGCAGCTTTGCGACAACCGCTTCCACACGCTGCTGCCGAGTTGATTCGGCTGGCGGCACAAGCCCGCAAACTCGCTCCCAATCTTGGAGCGTATCCACGGCGTCAAATGGTGTCACGCTATCGAGCGCGAGCCGTGCCAGCAGCTGCGCGCCGTCCAGCGCAGCACCCTCACCGGCAAGCTCTGCAGAAAGCGTGCTGCCATGCGGATCGTAGCTGCGGGGTGGCAATAGCTGCCCAAGTAGACTGCGGTGGTTCATGTCATCAGTTCCAGGCGGATCGCGCCAAGCCGCAGCCATTCGATAACATCGGCACTGACCGTAGGGATAACGTTGTTCGCAGGGGAGATGATCCTACGATCGCGTACACCCGACACGTTCGATATGCGCGCTTCGGCCTGGCTGCGAATCCATGTCGCGCCTGGGGCCAGCTGCAAGAACTGGTCCTGCAGCGCCTGCTTTGCTCCTGCAGTTGCGGCTTCCAGCGTCGACCCTTGCAATGCGACCTGGATATCCATAGGCAACAAACGCAACGTCGGCACGACGACGAGAAAGTCCTTAGCCGTGACGGGGCGAACGTCGTCAATGTGCTGTCGCACACGATCGACGGTGGCCTGCGATGGCAGACCATCGCCCGATACCACTGCAACATCCACGGTCCCCAGCCCACGGCGCAGCGGATACACGAACGCATCCGTTACGCCGTCGACCTCCATCGCCCACCGCCGATAGTCGTAGCGATTGCCACCAGCCGGGGGCCGCCGGATCAGTTCGAGCAGGCGCGCCAGCAGCTCGCCGTCCGTCTCTTTCTCGACGCCACCGCGCATGGACAGCAGGGCCGCGCTGGAATTCAAACCGACCGGCGCAGCTTGTAGCGTGACGCTCATGCCGTCGACGGCATTCCCACTTCGGCCGATGGCCGTTGCTTCCGCTGGCACATCGACCACGCCGACTGCCGGCATCTGAGCAGCGCCCGTCGTGCGGTACATAGCACCATCCGCTCGCTTGGCTTGCAGCCCTTCGGGGATAGCTGCGCCTGGCTGTCCTCGGACTTGCAGCTTCCCGCGCGCCGGCACGCCTTGTTTGAGCGTTAGCCCGCGTACGGCCGCGTGCAGATACAGATACTCGGCGTCGGCCGTGTCCGGGAAGATCTGCCGGACGATCCATTTCTGATGCTCGTACAGCCCTTCGACCGCGCTCGCTACCGATGTGGCGCGCACATAGAAGTCGCTGTCAGGCGTGACGTCCGCGTCCGGCAGTACGTTCTTGAGATCGCGCAGCAGCTTGTCGCGTATCAGCTGCAAGTTCGGAACGACGAATGCCATCACGCCACCCGCACGGGATGTTCATAGCGAGCCTCGCGCCCGCTCTGGTCTACCGCCCAGACGTTCAGGATCAGCCAGCTGTTCCGAGGGTGTGCCGTCGTGACGACGATGGATCGTGCCCGGCCGTCGTCAAGCAACGGCTGCAGCGCTTGCTCGGCGTACTGCTGCGCCAAGCGGCGCACGCGCATCACGTCCCGCTCGCGCTCCAGCTCATGCAGGCGTGACCCTAGCGACGTGTCAGCCCACCACGTTCCGAGCGGTGTTCTCAGGCGCAAATAAACGGCATTGGCGAGCGTGTTGATACGCTCGCCCGAATAGTCGCCCGTGGCGGGGTTCAGGTGCGGGTCCATGCGCGCATTGTGAGCATCCCGGACGTGGCGCAGCAGGTGAAGCATTTCAGTAGGTCAGGCCGAGGGCTTGCTCGTCTGTCCGCCGAGCGAGTCTTTATGCACATGCCCGACCTGGCTAATGCCGCGCGCCACGACATCCTCGGACACTTCCATCGTGCCGGCGATCCTGGCGGCGCGTCCGCCGCCGCGTTCATTGGACATGGCGATGCCGCCTTTGCCCGTGACAAGACCGCCGATGTTCACGTTATCGCTTGCGTCCAGCGTCGGCGTGTTGATGCTAGTTTTCTCGCTGGCGTCGATCTGATAGCGCTTGCACTTGACCAGATAGTCGTCACATTCCACCTCGACGATGCGGCCATTCTTGAGATGGACGTAATGACCTTCGCGGTGATACAGCGAAACTTCACCCGTAGCCAGGTCGACACCGAAAGCTCCATGCTCTGTCGCGACGATCATCGCGTGCGACGACGCCCCGCCCAAGGCCACGGCGACACCCATCGTTCCGGCAGGCGGACACGAGCCGAAGCCGTAGTGCTGAAACAGTTCAGCGTCCCGCACTGCTTCGCCGGCCAGCGCTTCGCCCGTTACCTTCTTCACGCCCTTGCCGGCCGTCACGCCACCGATGAGCAGGCGAAAGGGCAGTCGCAGGCGGTTCATGAACCGCTGTATACGTCCGTCGATGTCTTTGATCATGGCAAGGTCCCAAGTTCCTGCGGGCTAAAGGCTCGCGTTTCAAGTTTGCGCTTGGGCCGCAGGACATCCGGGATCCAGACCTTGTCTTCTTTGAGCATCAGCGAAGTCGTGGACGGCGTCTGCCGGCCGCCGCGCAGACGCCGGGCCATCAAGAAGAGGATGCCGTCGAAATCGTGCCGCTCGTCGACGAGATGCACGCGCTGGCCAGGTGCCCATAGCAGGCCGTCGCTTGTGCGATGGCCGCGCACGTCGATCTCATATGTGAGGCCGTCCAGGCGGCCGTCCGCGAGCGCCTTCTTTGCGCGCTGTGCCAACGGAATGCCGGCCGCATCGCTGGCGGTGATGATCAGCGGCCGATGGAGCTTGACCTGGTCGTCTCGGACAACCACGCGCATCGCGTTGAGGCCATCCCATGCAAACGTGCCATGTGATTGCCCCAACACAGTGATCTCCGAATACCGCCGCGCGATCGATTTCCTACGCCGGATGCGTTCGACGTTGTTTCCCTTGCCGTCGCGTCGCATGATCAAGCTTGCGACCGGCGGTGCATCGTAGTCCGGCCCGCCGACCACCAGCGTCCCGTCCGGCGCGAACCAGGGCCACAGGCCATTTGCTTGGGCGGCTTTCTCCAGTGCCGACCAAGCCGTCTCGCCCGGCTCGATGTTGACCTTTTCTGCGACGCCACGGCCGCGAGGGTCCACGCGCACCTTCGACACGCCCAGCGGATTGACGATCGTGCGAACGATTTGATCCAAGGTCATCTCTTTTGCGACGAAGATCGGCGCGCTGCAGTCGAGCAGTACGCTTGCGCCGTCCCGCCCCGACATGCCGAGCCGCGAGCTGCGGCCGTCGATGTCATCGCCCACGTCATCGACAAACCCGGTCATGACCGTATCGCGACCGACCCGCACTTCGACGCGCGCGCCTTCTTCGACCACGGGCGGCAGCTCGCCATCGGGCAGGCCAAGCTCGACACTCCAACCCGCTGCCGGTTCCAGCAAATTGGAATCGACTTCGTAGCGGGTCCAGGCGTTATGGACCTTGCCACCGATCAGCAGGCTGACCGGCTCAATGTCTCGGGACAGATCCGGCCGGCCCGTGGTGTTCCTGGCGTCAGCGCTGGTAGGCATTGATGATGTCTCCGACCTGCAGGTCGTTCGGGTTGCGCAGTCGCGGGTTCAAGCGTGACAGTTCCTCGGCACGGCGATAGTCCCCGTACAGATGGAAGGCAAGCAGATGCAAGTTGGTAGGCGCGGCAACGGTGTGACGCCCGAGCGGCGGCCGCGTCTCGATGATCGCGGCCCCGATCTCCTGAATCGCGAGCGCGGCGCTCTTGAGCGGTTCAGCAATCGGGCGGGACTCGTCGATCGGATAGATCTCGCGATGCGCGTCGATCGCTGTCTGTACCGCGTCGCGCACGTCGTTGACGATGGTCTCGATGTCGGCCGGGGAAAGCGTCGGCCGCTCCGCTTCCTGGCCCAGGATATCGCCTGCAGTCTCGATCAGCTCGCCGGCGACCTGGACCTTAACAACCGCCTCGATCGGCTTGAGGTCTTCCGACGCGATCGGGATCGGGCGTGTTGCGTCGACCTGCCCGCCGCCTGGCGTCGGTGCAACAGGAGCCGACGCCACACCGCCGCCCGCAAAGGACGCGGGGAGGTCTCCATTGGAGACGGATACGGGCAGCAGCACGACGTCGTTGAAAACCGATTTCACGCTCTTCCAGTCTGACACGCGACTCTCACGACTGAATCCACGCAGGTCGATCAGGCCGGACAAGCCCGACGACAGGTCAGACGCGAAGGCGCGGGGGAAGTCGATCAGGTCGAGCACCGTGCTTGTGCCATTCGTGACACTGCGGATTGCGCTCAGGACACGCGACATCGTCGATCGCATGCTGTTGAGTCGCCCGGTGATGCCAGACAGGCTGGTCATGTCCTTGACGCGCTTTGCCCACGCTTCCACACCCGCGCCGATGCCATCGTCCTTGTACTGCCGCGATACCGCTGCTTGCTGCGCCGGCAGCGATCGAACGAAGAACGGACTCCCCGGTTTTGTGTGCAGGAACTGCAGCGAGACGCGGCACGAATCCGTATTGTCCGCGTCGTGGTCGATCGTGTAGTCGAGCAGCTGCGCGAGCGGGATGGAGCCGTAGATCGGATGGATCAGTTCGCCGGGGCCTGGTTCTTCAAGAACGGCGACCAGCTCTTGCAGCTTCTTCTCGTAGTCCGGCCCCCAGAAGACGACAAGCATGTCGGACTGAATGCCATCGCGGCCCAGGTCTTCTGTGTCCTCGCCATTGACATACGGGTACTGGTGCCGCTGGACGTCGCGTTGCGCGCCATCGCGTGTACGCATGCAGCTGAAGCCGACGCCTTTGAACGAGGCGTCCATGAGCGATTCTTCCCAGGCCATCAATTCCTCCTGGCGTCGCGCGAGTTGATCTCGTTGACCGTGTTCGCGATCTCGCGGCCATCGATCGACAGGGTTGCCTCGACCTTGATCGGGGACTTGCGGTTGGCTTCGATCATGGCCTGCTGCAGTGCGGCGGGATCCATGCCCATCGTCGCGAGGTTCTTACCGCTCGCCATCCGTTCCTGGGCTTCGCCGGGACGCAACCACGCCGCACCGAGCTTTTCCCCCAGCCAGTCCCCGGCCAAGCTTCCGACGATACCGCCGCCGATCGCGCCCGCCGCCGTGCCATAAGGGCCGAGCCAGGAAAGGGCCTGCGCGCCCACGTAGGCGCCTCCCATGCCACCGCCCGTCCGCACGCCGACGCGCGTATATGCGGCGTTCTTCTCGTCTTGCGGGAGGTCGCTTGCGGCGACCTGAGCGGCCTCATAGCCGCCCAGGGCCACAGACGCGAGCGGCGCGGAGCGGGCGATTACGCCGCGCCCCAGCCACTTCTCCGGGCTGATCGCACCGATGCCTTTGCCCGCCAGCCGCGATACCGCGCTGGCGCTGCCCGACGCCAGCGCACCTGCGCCCGCGCCGACGCCCGCTCCCGTCACCATCTTGATGCCACCAAAGGCAAGCGCTGCCGCGCCCATGGCGGTGATGCCCGTCGTCGCCCCGGTGATTGCCGTGGTCAGCCCCGGATACGTGTCCGCATACTTGACGATCTTGTCGGCCAGGTCGCCCATGACTTCTGTGATCGGCTGCATCGCCTTGTGAAGGGCGTCCGCCAGCGCCTGGCCGGCTTGGTTCACTTTCTCGCCGGCCGTGGCCATCATGACGGCGCTGCTGGTCTCCAGCGCGCCCACTCCTTTCCCTGCATACTCGCCGCGCAAGGTCTTGATGTTCTCGCGCTGGCCCATATAGCCCGACAGCGCAAGCATGGAATCCCGGCCGATGCCGACGTCCCGCAGCACTGTCGATTCCAGCAGCGTTGCCATCTGCTCGCGGTCGGCTTGACCGCCGCCCTTGGCCAGGCGGGCGCGCAGCTGCTTGTACTGCTTGTTATTGCCCAGGGACTTGTCCAAGGTCGCCGCAAGCGTCTCCAGCGGATCCACACCGGCGAGCGCGCCTTTGCCCAGGGTGCCGGCCAAGTCCACGCCCTTGCCGCCGATGGAGAGCTTTTTCCCCACGGCCTGAGCGACGCTGGGCTGCTTGAGCGTGTTGAGCAGGGACATGAGGGATTGCGCGGACTCCTGCGGCATGTTCGTCGCGGCCGTGATGCCCTGCATGTTCGCCAGGGCCATCTCCAAGCCCTTCATGCCAGTCAGGCCGAATTCGTCGCGTTGGGTGGCCAGCAGCTTGGGCAAGCTCGAAATCATGTTCTCGATGCCGTAGCCGCCAGTCTCGCCGGCATACAGCATCTTGCCCAGGGCGTCCGGCATTTGTGCGACGGGAATGCCGTTCGCCTTGAGTGCGGACACAAGCGGCACAACTTCGCGAGACGGCTTGCCCGCCGCCAGGCCCATCTGTTGTACGGTCGGAAGCATCTGGAAGGACTCTTCGCGGTTCAGGCCGCTACTGCCAAGCAGCGCTCCCAGGGCGTCGGCGGCTTCATCGCGAGAGCCGCCCTTGAGCTTTGCCTTGGAGATCACCGCATATATTTCATCCTGCCCAAGCTTTCGCCCTTCTGCATCGCGATCGGCGAAAGCAGTATTCGAAAGCGCGGCAATCTTCTGGTCGAAGGTCATCGTCTCCGACAGCGGGCGCTTCATGACGGCCGCGCCGGCCATCAGCCCGCCGCCGATGGCCGCCAGGCCCTTGCCGATCTCGCTGGGCGTCTTCAGCGTGCGCATCTCCCGCTGCAGCAGCTGGACCTTTTGCCGCGCCGCCTCGGCCGCGCGCGCCAGCTCGCGGCCGGAGACGTTGCCGGCTTGCTCCAAGCGCTTGTATGCGATCGCGGTCTGCACGATCTCGCGCTGCAGGGATTTCTCGGATCGGATGCCCAGCTGCTCGCGCGCGCGCTGCATGCGCTCGACATCGCGCAGGATGGCGGTGTTCGCGTTGCGCGACGATACGATCTGCTGCTGTGCCAGGACCGAACTAGCGCGCCGGCTCTGGTCGATCACGCGGCTGTGGGTCGCGCCCACGGATGCAATCGCGCGCTGCTGTACCCGTGCGGCTTCGTTCGACTTCTGCGCTTGCTGCGATATCGCCTTGCCGAGTTCGCGACTGCCTACATCCTGCGTAACGATGCGCAGCGCAACTTTCATGTCGGTCATGATTCACCTGTCGGTCGGGGCTTGCCGCCGCCAGCGCGCGGTAGCTTGGGTTTGACGCTGCGCCCGCTGACAAACGTCCGGGTGGTTTGAGCGGAAGACGATGCGCCAGCCGGGTTGTTCAACTCGGCCAGCGCATCCATGTAGCCCACGATCTGCGCCATCGTCAGCTGACGGACACGTTCCTCGGGGATTCCGTAGCGTCCGAGAACGAGGACGATCTTTCGGAAGACTCGGAGTCGAGACTCGGCCGCGTCAGCTTTTTTTTTGCCTCGGCCACTTGGGCGTAGATGACATCCGCGTCCGAGGGTTGCAGTTGGCACAGCAGCTCGAAGGTAAAGTCCTCTTCAGGAATCTCGCCCAGCTTGGTCATGCAAGCCGCGAACATGACCAGGTCCAGCCGTGCGGCGGACCCTTGCGGGAATTGCTCGGTCGCGTCGATGTTGTCGCCCATCGTCGGAATACGCATCTCGAAGTCGTAATGCCGCTTGCCGCCGTGGGCGACGCCGTAGACGAAGGTGCCGGTCACCAGCTCGGGCTGGTCATGCGATTGCTTGTTCTCGCCCATGCCTTACTCCTCGACCTTGCGGACGGCGAACATCTCCAGCGTGCGCCGCGCCTCATTGTTGACCGTGTACTGCTGTCCGACCTGCTGCGTGCAGCAGTCCAGGTAAGTGATCCGCTTGCCGCCCGGCGATGACGGCGAGATCGTGATCGTCGCGCCGAAGATCTTCTCCCACTTGATGTCGTCGTTGAATGGGATGACCACAGTCACGCGCATGGACCATTCCATGATGCCGCGCGCCACGCCCGCGATGACGCGGCTGCGGTTCATGGTCTTCACCGGGATCATGCCGGTGTTCTCGGTGACGTCCAGATCTTGGACCTCGACCTCGCGGCCGTCGATCTCCATGATGATCGCGCCGACGTATTCCTTGATTGCCATGTGATGCTCCTGTTTGATGATCAGACGTACAGGTCAATGCGCGCGGCAATGACGTGCAGGCCGTGGACGATAGGCGCCGGGATCTTCATCACGGTCATGCCCTTGTTCTGCGCGTGCGGCTGCACGACCAGGCGGTCTTTGTATTCGTCGATATTCTGCAAGATCTCCAGCTCCTCGCACTGATACGAAATGCGCAGCCCGACGGTACGGATCTTGTCGCGCGTGCGCTGGGTTGCAAGCTCGCGCGGGAACTGCTGCGCCAGCGCCTGGCGAACGGCCTTGGCGACGTAGTGCAGGATCTGGAATACAGTGATGTCGAGGCAGGTATCGTCCGGGTTGCCCTGCTGGTCGACGAGATACGTTGAGATCGCGCGCACGATCTGCACGCGGTTTCCAGGGCCGACTTCCAGCGGCGTGACGCCGTTGTGCAGGGCGTTCTCCTGCTCCTTCCGACCGGGGTAGTCTTCTTGGTCGATCAAGTCCAGGCCCTTGATCTCCAGATTGTTGAGCGGTCGGGCGGGGTGTTCCTCGCTCGCCATGACGGCCGCGTAGCCTGCGCCAATCTCGGCCGATCCCTTGCGCGATTTGTTGTACCAAGCGTAAGAAATGATGGGCGAGTTGATCTCGGCCGCGACCGTGGTCGCGCCGGCCAGCGTGCCCGGATAACCCGCGACGCCGATCGTCTCGCGCTTCTCCATCGGGTTCGCCAGCGCTTCCAGGTGATCGCGGAAGGCCAGCAGCGATTCCTTGTCCGAGAATGGGCAGACGCGGATCTCATAGGACGAACCGAAGGCAGCGTCATACGCGGGGCGGAGGTCGGGATTACCCTGGCCGCCCGCGAGCGTGGCAGCGACCATCGTGGTCTCTCCGCCCGAGTAGCGCGTGCGCAGGCGCACCTTGATCTCGTTGCCCGCCTCGCCCTTGTGCTTGGCCTTGACGGTCAGCTTGCCGGCTGCGGCCGTCAGCGTGACGGGTAGCTCGACGAGTGAGGTTGCTGCTTGGGCGATGGCCGTCGCTTGGTCGGGGCCTGTCATGCCCGTTTCCAGCGCGATATCCACGGACTCGCTGCCGACAAAGAGCGTCAGCATGCCACGCCCGGTGGCAGCCGTGAGCGTCAGCTCGGCCTGGGCCTGGACGCCGGCCGCGTTGTCGTCAACGGCCACGATGGCGATTTGCGCATACGGATTCGCTTCGATCGCATGGATCGCCATGCGATGCGCCAGCGACCCCGCGCCGAAGTATTCAGCGGCCTGCTTGTCCGTGAAGACATCGACAATCCGCAGGGCTGGCACGCTGCCGGACGCCAGGCGCTGGCCGTAAAGCAGCACGCGGCGCAGGTTGATCGGCAAGGACGCGCGCGCGAGTCGGGTGTTGAATTCGGTATAGACCCCAGGCTTGAACGTGCTGCCCGGAATTTGATCGAGTTGGATCTGTTCGGCCATGTCATTCTCCCTTGGTGCGGTTGGCGCCAGCCGGGCGCGCGGGTTTCGGCGGCGTGCTGTCCGCCGGGTCCGTGGTGTCGGCAGACGGTGCGGACTCTGCCGGCGCATCCGGTGCAGGCGCGGGGTCAACACGCACCAGGTCGCCGTCTGCGAGACGACGGCGGTAATACGCGGTGTTCGGAACCGACGTGGTGTCGGTGATGTACTTGCGCGCGTCCTCTTCCATCGGAACCTGCAGTCCGGGCGCGGCCTTGACGTTGATGTTGTCCATCTTCAGTCCTTGTTGAGTTTCACCACGTCCGTGGTGTTTGGGGGATCGGTGTTTTGCCGGTGGGGCAGGCGGTACTGCACTTCGACGGCATCCAGGTAGGGATACGGCTCGTCTGTCTTGCCGCCGTGGTCGGGGAAGAGAATGTCCGGGTCTTCGGTATCGCCGGGCTTCGGATCCGGCCAGCGCCCGTTCTCCAGGGCCAGCTCCACCCACTCGACATCGAACTCCAGCGCGAACACCGACACCGCGTCGGACGCGACCACACCGTTAAAGAGCGTGCGAATCGCGCCGGGCTGCAGCGCGCCGACTTCTTCCAGGCCGAGATCCTGCTCGGTCAGCAGCCGCCGGACGGCATAGATCAGCTGATACGTGCCGACGCGGCGGGCGCTGCCCTTGCGCGGCGCGGACTCGTTGCGCAAGTTGCGCTGGCCCACCATCACCGAAAAGCGCCCCAGCGCCTTATGCTTGACCCGCGCGGTGTCCATGCGCTTGGTCGACAGCACGCCCGCGAATGTGACCCAGGCGGCGGGGAACTTGCGGACCACGGTCGGCAGCTTCTCGTCCAGCTCCCCGCCGTAGGGCTGCACGGACGTCACCATCTTGCCCAGGCCGAGCCGAAGGCGATCAACGATGGCGTCCTCGATCCGGGCGATCGGCACGTCGGTGTAGCCCGTTTGCGCCATCTCAGTACGCTCCGGGACCACGCCGGACGAAGACCCGCTCGCCCTGCGTGAACTGCACCGCGTTGTCCGAGCTGGGCGTGATGCCGTTCTCGGCCGGCCCGAGCGTGACCTTGCCGGCGGCGACCAACTCAAGGTAGCGGATCGCCGCGTGATACCGGACGACGATCGGGTCGGTCTCTTGCCGATCGTCGCCCGTCATACGATAGCGGGCGATATCGCAGCATAGGCGCGTGAGATGTCGCGGCGTGGGATCGAACGGCAGCCGGTAGCGGCCGGCCAGGTAGCCGTCGATCTCGGCCGAGGCGTCGGAGATCGCGGTGTCGAGCACGCCCTGGTCGAGCTGGCCCGAGTCCTCGGGGTCGGCCAGGGCGTAGACCTCGGCCTTTCCGAAGCGAACGATCATGTCGTCGGCAGTCGCGTACATCGCATCAGCCGCGGTTGTTGCGACGGTTGCCCGCGGGCTTGGTCGGCGTGGCGGTTTCGAGCGGCGTGGTTTCGCCGGTCTCGGTCGTGGTTTCGTCGTCGTCGATCAAGTCTTGTTCGTCGACTTCGATTTCCGTCGCGACCAGCAACCCGTCTGCGACGATCGCAGCCAGTTGCTGTTTAGAAAGCGTATCCATCGGGATATCTTTCGGCTCGGCGCTGAATTGAAAACCTGCGCGACGAAAGCTGTCGGTGCGGGCAACGACACGCAGGACTTTGATTTTGGCCATGTGGCTCTCCATCTGATTTGGTGATGCCGCCGCCCACACAGGCCAAGGGCGACGGGTTCGTCTTTGTCCCGCGCTTATGGCGTCGCGCGGATCAGCTGCGGCGGCGAGGGTGTTCAGGCCAGCCAGGGCGTCGAGATAACGTCCACGACGTCGCGGTTGATGTTCGTCGCGCCGTTCGCGCTGCGTTCGGCTTTCGCGACTTCCAGGGCGGCCGCGCGGTCCTGGGGCGCGACCAGCAGAAGCTTGGGACGGATGCCCAGCGGCCGGCCGTGGTCGCCCTTGAACGCTTGCATCTGGGCGTAGGCGTCGTTGAACGCGTTGCCGTCGAGCTTTTCGCGGCTCGCGAACGCCAGCTGCCAGAGGCTGAAACCGACGTTCAGACGCGCGTCGACGCCGTAGACGTATTGGTCGCGGTCAAAGACGTTCGGATCCTTGGCTGCATCGGTCTTTGCGACGAAGTTGTATTCGCGGCGCTTTTGCACGATGAACGGCTTGATGACGCGGCTGGTGTCGAGCAAGAACCACGGTCGGCCGGTGCCGCCCTGGAAGTTGCTGACCGAGACCTCTTTGCCCTGTTGGCCGACCGGATGATCGGTGTCGAAGAAATACTGGCCGTCGTAGCATGCCGTCGAGAATCCGCGCTTGATCAGGTCGAACAGCAGCAGATCAGGATGTTCCTTTGCGTCCTGGCCGAGCTGAGCGACCAGCGGCGTGAACGCACCGTACTGATCATCGTCGATCGCGTCGCGCGGAACGCTGACCGTGTTCTCGAACGTCTTGTTCTTGATCCGGTAGTCGTGCAGCTTCAGGTTCTGATGTACGCGGTCCCCGATCCACTCTCGGAACTGGGTTGATTGGCCGAGCCAGGGATAGATGTTCTCGCCCGACGAGGACGGGACGTCCATCGCGATCTGATTCCAGACGACGGGCGCACCATCGAACGCCTGGCGGAAAGCCATGTTCAGCGCCTTGAAGATGATCGCGAGGTTTTGTGCATTGATGATCATGCAGGTCTCCAGAGATATAAAGGTGTCGCGCGCAGGTCAGAATTCGACCCACACTCCGTCCGCGTCGACGGCGCGCACGATGCCAGCGACGATCGCGCCGGCATCGGCCAGTGCGACAGACTCGTCGTCGACGGCTTTCACGGGCTTGCCGTATGCGGCGTTCGTGAGGTTGGCCTGGCCGGCCTTGACGGCGAACGTTCCGCGCCAGATCGGCACCGGCTGGTCGCCGGCCTGGCCGTCGCGGTTGTCGACGTGTTGCTGAGCGATGCCGAGGACCGCAACGGTGCCGGCGGTGCCGGCCGGTATGGCCTGGCCATCGGCATTGATGCCGACGATGCTGCCAGCGTAGATACGCACGCCTGCGGCGGCGGGTAGGGTGAAACCCACGCCGTCGCGGCGCTTGGTGTCTCGGTCTTTTGTCAGAGCCATGAGGATTCCTTGAGAGGGTGGCGCGGCTGCTCTAGCCGCTGAACTTTGCGAAAGCGGCCGGGTCCAGGCCCATCGCGCGGCAGACGGCCAGTTCGTCGTCGGACAGCTGGCCATTGCCAGCGTCAGGCTTGCGGCCGCCGGTCTGCGTGCCGGACAGCGCCGCGATCGCCGGGGCTTGGTCGAGGTAGGCCTTGAGCTGGGCGGGATCCTTTTTGCCGAGGTCGCGCGCCCAGGTTTCGAGCGCCGGAATCAGTTTGCCGGCCGACAGGGCGGCCACGACCAGGCCGTCGACCTCACGCTCGCGCGCGGCCGTTGTCAGTGCGGCGACCTGGTCGTGCAGGCCGGAGAGCGCAGCGACCGGGACAAACTTCGCCGGGTCGGGTTTGCCGCTGCTGTTGGCCTTGAGCGCTACGACTTCCTGTTCCTTCCGCGTGACGTCGGCCGTCAGGCTGGCGACCTTGTCCGCGTTTTCCTGCGCGGCGTCGGCGTATTCCTGCAGCTTCGCCAGGGCATCCTCTTCCGATGCGTCCTCGGGCAGGCCCAGCAGCGCGAGCAGCGCCTTGAGCAGTTCGTTCATAGTGTTTTCCTTGGGGGATTGGGCGGGAGGGGAAAAAAGCGCCCCGCCATGCGCCATGCAAGCAGCCGCGCGGCTGGCGGCGGCGAGGCGGACCTCGTCCATGCCATCCAGCGCCGGATCGTTTGTCAGTGCGACGTGGAGCAGGGCGAGGGGATAGCCCTGCTCGTCGTAGGTGAAGACCGGGGAGATGTAGCGATATTCCTTCGCGGTAATGTGCGTGCGCGCTGCAGCCGTCCAGTCGACGACAGCGAACAAGCCCTCGCCCTCGCGCCAATCCAGGCTCTTGATCCAGCCCGATGCGATAGCCTTGCGCCCCGTTTTCGCGGTCGTGAGAATCTGGTGGTCGTAGTCCACGGCGAGGTCGCGGCCGCGCGCTGCCATCCAAGCCTGGAGCCGTTTAGCCGTCGCCGCGTCCATTCGCCATGTGTCGACGTCTTCGGGACGGCCGTCATATGCCCTGAACTCGCCCGCCGGCAAAACCTGGATCACGGCCAGGCCCGACTCGGGTAGGGCCGGCAGCTCGACCGACAAGACGGCGACACGAGGGGACGGGGAAAGGATGCGAATAGCCATGTCGGCATGTTGCCGATGGCTAGGCGTCTAAATCAGTTGAAGGACTTCAGTAGGTAGGCCGGGGAAATCGCGCTGGCCAGGTCGACCAGGCCGGGGAAATTTGGGCGATTTCCGGGCTACCTGGGATTTCGGGACGGCCGTGGGCAATGCCGTGGCCGTTAAAACCGTTTTTAACGCGCCGTTAACGGGGGGCAGGGCTGGAATTGGTAGCGATACCGCACCCCACCCCCCAAAAACGCGCCAGCGGGCCGATTTTCAAAAGCCGTCCGCCGGTCAGGATTTATCCCCGTTGATCGCCCCGGCCAGGTAGTCGGCCACCAGCCCCTCGACCTCCTGGCCATCAGCCGGCGATATCCCTAGATACGGTCGAGCAGGGATCGTGACGCTGGTCACAAAGCGACCACGTAGACTGAGTGCGCGGCCCTTCTTCGCTTGGATCTCCCCGCCGAATTGATGGATGGCCGCGTATTCGAGACTGCTGCCCACAAGCAACTCGTCCGGGATGACCTGCCAGTGCAGAGTGTTCCGCAGATGACCGCGCAGAGTCAGAATCTTGTCCGCGTTCTGCGGCTTCTCGCGCTGATACCAAGCTTGTAGCGGTTGCCAGGGCGTGCCATCCGGTGCCGTCTGCGTCTTGAATCGGTCCTGCGTCGTCCCGACCAGGTACTCCCCGATCCCGCGCAACACGGTCGTCATGTCTTTGGCACGGGCGGCCAGGCGCTCCATCGCATGACGAAACTGGCGGTCGTCGATCTCGACGACGAGCATTGTGCCGGTCATATCAAGATCCGTCGGCCCACAGGTAGCCATTGCGCAAGCGGCCCAGCTCGACCTGGTCGGCAATCGGTACCAGGCGCCAGGACTCGAAGAAGCCCGCGCCGACCTGGGCGACCATGACCTGGTCGCCATCTGCTTGCCGATATCGCTTCACCAGCTGCGTGCGCAATACATAGGCCCCGCTCTTGCGCTCTCTGAACAGGTTCTGCCAGATCTCGGCCGGCTGCGTAAGCAGGTCTATCAGCAGCCCGAGCAAGCCGGCCGGCTCTGCCTGTCCGACGAGCGTGCGCGCGACGACGGCGGCGCTAGTGGCCACAGGGATGCCGCCAGGGCGAAATACCTGCAAGGGCGTCTCCAGAGCCTGCGTCGTGCCGACGACGAGCTGGGACAGGGAGGGACCGGCAGGCAGATGAAGGCCCGCCGGCGACGGCGGGGCGTTAAATGCGCGCAGCACCCCTGAGCGGGCCGCGCTGGCCAGCACTGGTGCCCACATGGAATGTCGCAGGTCCGGGGCTTGCTGGACCGCCTGCAGCGCCTGGCGAGCGAGCGGGCCATCCCCGAGGCTTGCGCCAGGCGCATATTCAAAACCCGGATCAATGCCGTCCGGGATCGTGACGGTGCGCGGCGCGGGGCCGGTTGCGCCGATCGTGATCTCGCGCTCGGGAACGTCCGGGGCCTGGTCCGCCCCAACCTTGCCCATCGCGCGCAGCTGGCGCTCGGTCAGCGCCCGTATGCTGCACTGGCATCCCCACCCGTTGGGCGGGAAGAACGTATTCCAGAAGGGATCGTCCCAGCGCAAAACCAGGCCATCCAGGGCCAAGTGCTCGGGCCTCGGGTGCTTCACGGCGTCCGAATGCACATACATCCAATAGGGATGCGTGTCGGTCATTTCCAGCAGCTGCTGGCGGCGGCCGGCGGCAAAGCTGGTGAAGAGATTGGTTTCGTAGATCACGCGGCTGCGCCAGTTGCGCGACCCGTTGTAGTCCCAGCCATGCGCCGCGACGATCCGGTCGAACTCTCGCTGAAACCAGTCCAGGGACTTTCCGTCCGCGATCGCCCGTTCGACGGCGATCTGAATGTCCCGCACCAGGGCTTCGCGCGTCGCGCCAGCCACAACAAAGGCGTGGTCATGGCCCGAGGTGTACAGCTGCGTCCAAGATTCGGACGGCAGCGCGACCTTCCGCCGGAAGAACGCGATCTGCTCGCGGAAGGGAATGCGGCCGATGCTGCCGCTCGGCACGTCAGCCACGCGCCTCTCCGATGATGTCCGCGCGGCCAGCCAGGGAGGCGGCGACCAGCGCTTCGCTCATGGCGTCTGCGAATTCGTCGAGCGACATATCCGGCGCGAGCGCGAGCAAGCCGTCTCGGATCTCGTCCAGGCTGCTCGCCTGCTCGACCAGGTCGCGGATCTTGTTGATCCACGCATCCATCGTCGGCGCGGTATCGTGCGCCAGGCGTGCCGCCTGGCCGGTCGGTGCGGGTATGCCTGCAGGGGCCGAAGGGCGTGCAGCCAGCGCGGCCTGCGTGCCGGCCTGGCCCGTGGGTTCTGCCGGCAGGGCACCAGCCGGCCCCATCGTCAACACAGCTTGACCTTTCTCCGGCTTCGGGATGTTCAGACGCTCATGCGCCCAATCCACGGGGATCGACATACCGACGCGCACAAGCTGGGGCAGCGCGGCGGCGAAGATCTTCATATCTTCCGCATGCCGCGTGTCGAAACGGAACTCAGGAGAGCGACGCGGATCGGCGCCTGGCACGTTCACGGCGCGCAGATGACCGATGACCTGGCGCGTGATCGTCCCCTCCAGCTGCCGAGCGTCAGCTGCGAGTAGATCGTGGCGCACGTCGTCATGCACCTTGCCCAGCGCGTTTGTCGACGACTTCCCGTCCGCCTGGCTCGTCAACGTGCCGCCGAGAATAATCTTGGATTGCGTGCGTTCGCACCAGCCGATCATGAACTCGAAGGGGTCTTGCGATCCCTCGGCCGCGTTCTTGAAGTCGATGTCCATGCCATCCGGGATGATGCCGGCGGCGTTGTGTCCGATTCCGACGACGGCTGACAACAGCGTCGCGCGATCCTTATCGGTGGTGCCCGCCGGGTACTTGCCCAAGCGCAGCGGCAGGCCGTAGATTTCAAGAAACTCGGCCAGGTCGCGCGTCGCGTAGTTCTTGAAGAGATACGGCCAAGCCAATGACCGATGGAGTCCCGCACGCGCAATGTAGCCCGAGCGAGCTTTGTGTTGATGCACAATCCAGCCCAGCGGCCACAGTTGCTCGCCTTCTGCGGATCCGTTGCGCAAGCGCAGCGCGTTCCCGTCGTGCATCAAGGTCTGGAACCAGCGCTGCGGCCGGTGCGTCATCTTGCTGGGCAACCTCACCGCGCCGACGCGCTGCCATTCAAGCTCAATGCCGACGAACGCATGGCCCACGGCATCCATGCAGTCGAGTAGAAAATCGTCAAACGACGGCAGCTCGCTGAACCACTCACGCATCATCGCGGTTTCCCGTTGCTCGGCCGGCGTGGCGTTTTTCGGTTCATGGATCTCCCAGGGCAGCGTCAGGATCGCGCGCTTGCGCTTGGACATCTCGGACATGATGTGGCCGTCCTTCTCTTCCATGTCTGCGAAGAGATCAGCCTGCGCGATCAAGTTGCCCTGTTCGGCATCTTCCATGATGCGCGCCATGCGCTGCGGAGTGATTCCGCGCGACGGATGGTCGGCCCATTCTCGGGTAATCCATCCCAGCCGGGATGTCTGCGGTTCGGAGAGAGCGGCGCGCGAAATCGGGCGGCCTCGGGCGTCAAGAATCTGCGTCATTTTGGGATGCAAGAAATAGGGTTGTCACCAGCCGCCGACGTCGCGCCAGGCGACATCGTCGACATCGACGCTTTCGTCGATATCGCGGCCGGCCTTCGGGGCGGGGGTGTATTCAAATATGGGCAGCATCGTAGTAACGGCGAGCCATAGCATCTGCAGCGCGTCCGGGCCATCATCGTGGTCCGCCATCGGCCAATGTGTCAGCTGGCTGTTCAGTGTCTTCTGCGACGGATGCAGGCGGATCAGCCCGTTCGCGACGTGCGGCTGTATGGATGCGATGCGCAGATCTTTGTCGTCGCTGGGGTTGATCGGGCGGGCTGGTACTGGAATGCCCAACTGCGCTGAACGTTTGATTAGCTCGGTACGCAGGAATTCCTGGAACTGCACCGATTCCACCACCCATAGCAGGCAGCGGTACTCCCGCTGTAGCTCGATCACGTCGCTGATGATCTTGTCCGGCACCCGCTTGCCGATCTTCGCTTCGACCACATCGAGAATGCCTGTCCCACGGTTGAAGCCACCGACGAGCAATGCTGACGGATCGCGACGATTTCCTTTTCTACCTAAGCTGGGATCGGATGAGCCATAGAAAAGCCAGTCAGACAGACGGTTAACCCAGAACTGAATCACACCTGAAAAGGGCGCTTTGTCGCCAGCCACGGGATCATTCTGCAGCTCGGAGGCGAACGCATCATGTCCATCACGAGCGCGGATGATCATCAGCGACAGCAACGGCCTGGCCGCCGGCCAGGACACGACCGCGCCGGCCAGCATCTCCAGCTCGTGGGCGGCATAGAACAGCGTGGCGCTGTCCGGTCCCTCGTTACGCCAGATCTCTTCCCACTCGTCCCACAGATCCATCCGATCGGGCCACTGGATCACGGCCTGGAACCGCTTGCCCCGCCAGAATGGGTTCTTGAGCAATCGCGCGAGGACCGAGTCGTAGTGCAAGACCGTGCCGATGTCGATCACGTCAAGCTTCTCGCCAGGGCCAGCGAGCTTCATCACAGACTTCGCCAGCCAGCCCTCCAGCTTGTCGCGCTGTTCCGGAGATTTAACGTGCTCGTCGTTCTCCAGGTCATCGCAAATGGCCAGGTCTGGGCGATGCGGACCGTGGCGTCGGCCACGCATGCGCTTGCCTGCCCCGAAGACCTCGACCATCCGGTCGTTGTTCGTGACGATCTTGCCGACTTGCCACGTGCGGCCCTTGCCGACACAGTCGGCATAGTCCAGGGCCAGGCGCGGATTGAATTCCAGCTCGGCCTTGATCGCTTCCAGCATCATCGCGGACTGCTCGAATGCATCCATGATGATGACCGGATACCACTTGCGCTCGGTCAGCACGCACCACAGCACGAAAATCTGGCTGGTGATCGTGGACTTCGCCTCGCCGCGCGGCGCGGCAATGGCGTCAGATTGCGACGTGGGGCTTTCGACAATCTCGACCAGGCGCGAATAGAGATAGTCGTGAAGAACGCTATTGGCGTTCTTGACGTAGTGCGGGAAGTACGTGCGGGCGAAGAACTCCAGATCATCACGCGCGCGGGCGCGGCGCTCGCGGCTGGCGGCCGGGTCCGGGTCGAAGCCGTCGACCTCGGACTCGATCATCGTGCGCAGGTTGATCGCCAGCGCGGCGATCTCCAGCATGAATTCTTTGCGCTTGAGTTTCATGGCGCTGCCTTAGCCGAAATCGCGGGCCAGGACTTCCCCGAAAGGCTCAAGGATCTGGACGAAGACGCCCGCATGCTTCGGATGTTTCTGGTGGATGTAGTCCGCCAGTTTCTGCAAGACCTGCATCGCCGTGGCCAACTCGCTCGTCTCGGGCAGGATGCGCTTCGAAGCCGAGACGGTCTTGTTGTACGCGTCGGCCAGGCTGGCGAGCATCTGCACCTTGGCGGCCGGCGGAATGTCGCTCTCGGTCGTGATGCTCTCCATCGTGGCTTGGTACTGCGTGACAAGGCCGGCCAGCATCTGGCGGGCGATCGTCTCGATGCCGCCACCGGATAGCAGCTGCGCCGCCTGGGCTTTCTCCCAGTCGTCGCCGGCATCCTCGGACTGTTTTTTCCAGCGTGCGGCCGTGGCGTAGGAAACGCGGGCCTTTGTCGCCGCGACTTCTAGCGACAGCCGGTCAAAAACATAGGCGCGGCGCACTGCGTCGCGCGTCTCTTTCGGGTGTGCCATTACAGGCCCAGCTTGGCCTTGATGATGGCAATGCCGGTCGCGACCAGGCCGCCGGCCACCGCGCCCGATGCCGCGCCGGCCGCAGCGCCATAGCGAGCGGCGGTCTTGGGGAGCGCGTCGAGCTTCTGGTCCATCAGATCCAGACGGCTGTCCATCCTGCGCAGCAGCCGCAGCTGCTCATCGCCTGCCTGGTCGACCTTGTTGTGCTGGGTCATCGTTTGTCCTGTTTGAAATCGAGTAGTTTGTCGTTCAGCCGGTCCAGCTTCATTTCGATCCGGGCGGCCAGCTCTTGGAATTCCGTGCGGTGTACGTAATTGCCGATCTCTCGGGCGAACTGCTCGCGCACTTGCGCAAGCTCTGCGCGCAGGGCCTGAGTCAGCTGATACGTCTCTTTCTGGTCTGCGTACAGCCTACGTACCCAATAGCCGAGCAGCGCCGACAGCACAGAAACGGTGATGCTGAAGACGTGCGCGCCCGTGATATCGATCGTCAAGCCCGTCATCGCTCCGCCTTGCTTTCGTCGTAGTCGATGATGGCGTTGATCTGTTCGCGCATCCGCAAGCAGATCGTGGCGTTCGTGATGTGGGTTTCCAAGACGTCGGCTTGGCTGACGGGGCTGCGCATGAGATCAGCGTCCGGCAGGGGCGACGACGTCGGTGCCTGGTCCTGCCAGGGCGTCAGCGGGACGAACGGCAGCGGCCGTTCCCGCAGCGCCGCCGGCAGACGCGGCCTGGCCGGACATTCCAAGTCCAAGGGCGGCGTTGTAGTCGCGCACCCAGCCAGCAGTGAAAGGACGATCAGGCAAGGGCGCAGGAGCCGCGCCCGGCTTTTCGATATAGACGGTTGAGACACGGGGAACTCGCTTCTTGATGTCATCGGAGAGCCGAGCGTTCTCCGCGTTTGTGGAAAGCAGCTTCACGGACAGCGCGTCACCGCGCTCCTGTTCTGCGCGCAGCTCGGCCAGGTACTTCTGCAGCGTCGTCGCGCGCGCCTCGGCTTGCTGGGCAACATATGCAGCGTGTCGCGCGGTCCAGTCCGCGTTCGCATCACTCTTGCCCATCACGTAGGTCGCAATTGCAAGGACGGCAGCGCCAAGGACGCCGGCCACGGCCGGATGGATGCCGAGCATGGAGAGCAGGCGCGTGATCATGATGGTTCGTCCTGGTTCTGGTCGGGGGCATCAGGGCGCAAGCAAGGCTGGTCGATGTAGCGCAACGCCGCGATCAGCACGCCCAAGATCATGGATACCCAGGCAAAGCGAGATTCAGCAACCAGCGAACGGAACAGCGGCAGTAGCTCATAGGCCGCTGATGCGACTGCCAGCACAAGGCCGAGAATGACGGTGTACGAGCGATGCAACCGCCGCCAGCTGGCGGTCAAGCGCGGCTTGGGGATGCGCTTCATCAAAGCCAACTCCCCGTCAAGAAGAGTTGACGCTCCGCACGGCGGCGACGTTCCAGGCCGCGCAGCGGCACGCCGCCCGAATAGATCCACTTGGGAAACTCGTTGGCGGCACCATCAAAGTCACGGGCAAGCACGCTACGAGCGAGCGTCGACGGCCGACCGCTGCGCAGCTCGAATAGTCCGTCTTTGCCGTCGTTGCTCCCGCGCTTCTTGCCGCCGCCGACGTTGTAGAGGAATGAAACGAGCGCATCGAACTGTCCGCGCGTGAGCGGGACGCCGGCAAAGAATGCCTTGATGGCCTTCTCGCGCGCGATCAGGTCCTGTTGCAGCAGGCTGTCTGCCACCGCTTGCGTGATGACCTGGCCTTCGTAGACGTCCGGCCCAGTGTGGCCCCAGCCTATCGTCCAGACCTTGCCCGTGGCGTCCCAATAAGCCTTGAGGCGGCAGCTCTCGAAATGCTCGATGAGCGAGACGCCGGCTTCGGATGTTTTGTCAGGGTGCATATTCGTGTCCGCATGTAGTGGACACGAGTATGTTTTGCGCGAGCGGTGCGCGCGTCCTGAAGGATTTCAGTAGATAGGGGATCGGGGCTTAGAACAGCCCGAGCTGGCCGGCACTGCGCACGGCGTTCTCGGCCGGCTCGACGCGGTCCGGCATCTTGAGGATATTCCAGATGTGCCGATCTGAGTATCCGTGACGCAGTGCCAGCACCGCGACCGCGCGCGTGGCGGATATCTCGCGCGTGAGCTGGTCGAACGCGGCCCGTATCTTGCGATATTCGAACTCTGCCAGTGCAGCACGACATTGCGGGACGTACAACGGCTCGCCGCCGAAGTGGCGCACAAGCTCGGCAGCGGCTTCCGCTCCGATCAGCTCGGCAATCGCTTCATACTGAGCTTCGCCCTGGCGGGTTTCCCGCTTGGACACCGCAATCGTGGTGCCGCCGGCTAGACGGACCAGCTCCATCGTTGCGCGCAACCCGATGACGACGACGAGCGTCTGCACAACGGGCGGCAGCAGGCCGGCGACGTCTGCGAAATCATCAGGGTGGGCGACGAGGTTTTGCATGCTTATGCGCGTCCGTGACGCTTGGCGTCGATTGCTAGCGCGGCAACGAGCTTCCCCAGGGCCGTCTCGTCGCAGAATTCCAGCGCGTCGACCTTCGCTATGCGCTTGACCATACCGGCCAGGTATTCGCGGTCTCGGCCGGCTGCTGCCAACTGCGCATCGATCTTCGCGAGCAGCCGGTGGCGATCGCGACCGACGCGGTCACGCTTCCCACGGGCGACCGACTTGATGCCGAGCCGCGCGAACTGCTCCAGGACGCGGCGCAGCTCCCCGATTTCCATTTCCGCGCAGCTCGCTTTGCCCGTCTGTGCGACGAGCATGGTCCTGTAATCGTCATCAGGCATTGCAGCCTGCGCCTTGAGGACGTGAATTGCCGTGATGGCGCGCTTGCGCTCGACGACGAGATCTCGTTCCTGTTTACGCATCGTTCTCTTTCCGTTCGCGCTGTGCCTGCCGTCGCTGCCGCGCATAGTTCACCTGGTATTCGCTGCGGGCTTCCTTCACGCAAGCGCGGCAGATCAAACGCAGCCGGCCGTGATCTGGATAGAAGAACTCAGCGTCGGCTGGCCAGAAGTTCAGGCAGGAGGCGCAGCGCACCTCCTTACCTAGCTCGGTCTCTATGCTCACCTGCATGTCATTCCTCCAAGAGCAGATTTTTCCGCGTGCGGGACATCGGTTCGACGCGCTCAGGCGTCATATCGATCTGAGACGGCTTTACCAGCTCGAACTCGATACGCGGCTGTGTACCGGCCAGATAGCGCGGCGGCCACGCGCCGGATTCCAGATCGCACTCGACGGCGTGCTGCAGCAGCTTCAGCATCGCCATCCCTTGCTCGGCGGGCATGAGCAGCCGCGTATACCCGATCGTGACAAGGCTCGGCTGGGAAGTGGGTTTCCGGGTCGCCATGTCACAGCACCGCGATATCAAGTGGCACGGCCTGGTACTGATCGCTGTCCCCGACGCGCTTGTAAACGCGGATGTAGACGGCAGTGCCGGCAGTCTGGATAGAGTCTTTCAGCGCTTCCATGGCCCGCTGCCAGTCTTCATCCTTGATTTCGAGGCGCAGCAGCTCAAGCACCGCGCCGGTTTTGATCTGCCCCTTGCTGTCGGTCCGGAACGCACGGTCGACAAGCGCCCGGATATTCGCGTTAGCGCCTTCGCTCCAGCGGATGATGCACTGATTGATCAGGGCCTTTGCCGCTTCGACTTCTTCCGTAAAGCTAATCCGCTCCGCGTAGCTGCGCAGCACTTTGTATGCGCCGTCATACGTGGCGGTCGTCACGTTGCCTTTCTCGCCGCCCAGCTTCACGCCATAGCGCTCGCCCGCAATCGCGACCAGGTCGGCAATGTCGCGTAGCGCCCGAGCCTTGAATGCAGCCAGGCGCTCGCTCAGTTCGACCGCCTCGGCGGCCAGTTCGCGCGCGACTTGATCGCGCATCTTGTCGTGTTCGCGCACCTGGTCAGCTGGGACCAGGTGTCCGGCCGCGTTGCGCATGTAGCCGGAAGGGATGATGTCTTGCATGATGATCCTTGGGTTATTGCAGAGTGGAAGTGGTGATGCCGGCCGGGCGTCCATAACCGCTGCTGACCGTGAAATCGCAGCCGTCCCACGGCAGCATCTTCTCGGCTGCGCGGCGGGCTGCAAAACCGCTCATGTGGTGCAGATGCCGGTCGGTGATCTGCCCGCCCGCGTGCAGCGCTTGTGCGATGCCCACGCTGTTGCCGAAGTTCTTCATCACTTCCATGGGATGCGTCTCTGCCGGCAGATCGCTCTGCAGCCAGAAGTACGTGCGCAGACAACTATCGATGGTCGGCGTCCATTGCAGTGACTCGTCGGTCAGCTTCAGGAAGAAGTCCCGGTGCGTGATGTCTTCGCCGGCCAGGCCGGAGAGGTTCGTAGGTTGAGTGTTCAAGTCAGTCTCCTGTGATGGCGGCGCGTATTTCGTCTTTCAGCTTTGTCGTGAGGCGTCGGGCGATGGCTTCGAGTTGATCGTCATCGGCTTCCCGCGTGGCTGCGTCCAGTTCGACGGGGTAGTAGTAGGCCAGCCGCGCCAGGGCGTTGACTAGCACATCGCGGGCAGCGGGGTCATGGAGGCGCTGCAATTGGGTCTGCGATGTGATCATTGCGGAATCTTCCAGAGAAGACGCACGCCGAACGCGGTCGCGCTGTCGAGACGCAACTCGGTGTTGCGCGTGCTGCCATCGGCGATGAGCTGGAGCTGGTTGGCCTGGTTCGGTGATAGGGCGGATAGGTAAATGCGCGCCCCGTCGCCATCTTTCGGCAGCGCCTCAATCGCGGCTGCGCGGATGCCCAGCGCTCGCAGCTCACGCAGCGCGTTATTGATCAGCGCCAGGCCCGCGCACACTTCCAGCGTTAGCACGTTGACGCGCAGCGTCCGGGCCAAAGCTGGATCTTTCGATTCCGCTGCAGGCCACGGCCGGGGCCTGTAGCAGCCATGGGAGACGTGGATGGGATTCATGCTCAATCCTCCTTCGCAGGCGCCTTGGGCGCGTACTTCGCTCGATGTGGGCAGTTCTGGCATGCGCGCCAGTGCCGCAACTCGCGGGGGTTGTTGATCGGCGGGGTCTCGCGGTCGGCGTGTTGCCTGCACTCCGCGCCCGTGATGACCGTAGACTTGCCGTGGAAATCGCTCAGGAACGGGCAATGGATCTTCGTGAGCGCCTGCACCGCTTTCTCCGCGATCTTTGCCACGCTGGCCTTTCCGGTTCCGTACGGGCCGCATTTGTTGATGATCTGCGATAGCGCGGAACGGGAGACGCCGATACGGATCGCGGTGGCCGAGATGCTGCCCGACGCGGCGACCTCGGCTTCGACCAGGTCAAGCCAGCTCGACATATTCCCGCCCCTCGTTGTGGTCGTAGACGCGGTTATGGGCGCGGCGCGTCGGCGCTGTCGGTCCAGTGTCACGGACCAGCAGGTAGCGTTTGTGGCCGTTGCTGCCCGGCTTGTCGCCGGCTTCCCGGCGCATGTCCGCGAGATAGCCCGTCAGCCGCAGCGCCCGCAGGTACTTCTGGACGTTGTTCGTCACACCCTTGATCTGCATGACCGGCGCGTCGCCGTCGCAGAGCAGGCCGACGATCTCCGGCACCGATGCCTTCTGACGGATGCGCAGCAGACGCCACACTTTGTCGCGCAGCGAACCCGCTGTGTTGCGCGGCTTCCCGTGCGGACCCTTCGGCCCGCTCTTGAGCTTCGCGCCCGCTTCCAGCGCAATGCGCCCGTCATGCGTGAGGGTGTAGCGGCCCGGCTTGACCTTGCCATCTGCGTAGAGCTGGCGCGCGAGATAGCCATGAGCTACGAGCTTGTCGCAAGCGTTCGCGACCTGCGTCCTGTCCAGGCCGGCCTCGCGTGCGACGTCCGCCAGGCTAACCTGGTCGGTCGCGTCGACGAGCTTGTGAAGGGCTGCCATGACGGCTTGCTGTGTCCAGAGGATGCTCATGCCATGGCCCTCCCCGGAACGCGGGCGCGACGGCCTTGCCAGTCGTGACACAGCGGGACATCACGGATATGGTCGGCGCGGACCTCGCTCAAGCCGTTGGTCTTCGCAAGGCGCTCAAGCGTGGCGATGCCGTTCATCACGAGCCGCATCCGCCCTTCTGACTGTCGGTACAGCTCGCTGACGACGTCCGTGCCGATATTGACGTCAGCGAGCTGTCGAGCAGTGAGCAGCACGTCCTGCTCGGTCAGCGGCGCGAAATGCACAACCTGCGCGACGCGGCTGGAGATCTGCGGGTAGCGCGCGATGCGGCTTTCGATCGTCTCCATGCCGACAAGCACCACCAGCACTTCAGTCAGGTCGGAGATGTCGCGCACGCATTCGAGGATCGACGCTGTCGTGCGAACCGTGAATTCCGCTTCGTCAATGACGATCGGTGTCTGTCGCGCGGCGACGTGGCCGATGATGCGGGCCTGCACTTCTTGATTGCGCCCGCTGTTCGACAGCTTCAAGCAGTCGGCCATCTCGGTGAGCAGGCCGCGCTTGGTCCAGGTCTCTTTCGCGCGCAGGTAAATCGCGTTCGTGTCCATCGCGAAGCGATCGACGGTTTCGCTCTTTCCCAGGCCGGCCGGGCCGGTCACGAGCAAGATGGACGCCTCGCGCGCCCCGCGCTGCTCGACGGCCTTGACCGCTTCCACAAAACGCACGTAATTGCTGTTTTGGACAAAGGCTTTTTTCATCGTGTATATTCCTTTTGACTGTTGAAAGTCTGGTTTCTCGGCCCGGTTGGTGTTCCCGCACCGCCGGGCCATTTCGTTGATGGGCCTCACGCCACGCGGCGAGAAGGGTTGAAATCGTTCAGCTGCTGTTGATCGTTGTCCGTCCAACCGAAGCCCAGCAGCTCATGGCGTTGGGCGAAGAGCGCATAGCCGTCCGGGTCTAGGACGTAGTCGCGCAGGAAGTCGCGGTCGGACTCTTTCCATTCCTGTTTGTGTTCCATGAGCCACTCGTAGCGCGCGGCCGGCGTCGTGAAGAGCGGGCGCACAGGCGCTGCGGGTGCGGTGGACTGCGCAATCGGCTGTTCCGGTTGCGCAGGCGTCGTGATGCTCTCGACGTCGTGGACCTGCAGGAAGCTTGCAGCCGGTGACGGCGCGTTTTCGATGACGAGCGGGCCGTCTTGCAGTGATTCGTTGACGGCGTCGACCTTCGCCTGCAGGCGGCGTAGCTGGCCTTCGGCGCGCTTGCGGTTGGCCTGCTCCAGAACACTCTCGGGGAAGAAATCCCGCTTGTTGCCATCGAGCTGCGCCTTGCAGATCAGCACCCCGTCTGCGTCGTACACCCAGACCATGCTCGGATCGTGGATGTCGTAGCCGACATTGACGCCGTCGCCGTGGTATTCCGTCAGCTCGTGCGAAAAATAGATGTTGCTGAAGAGACGAATCTCGCCGCGCAGCACGCGGCACGGCTGCTGCGGGCGGAACAGGTTGTCGGCCTCTTCTGGCTGCAGCATGATCAGCTGCGCGCCGTCGTCCAGACCCTTCTCCCATGCTTCGTCCGGTGTCATGTGTCGGCGTTTTCCCGTCGCCGGGTCCGAGATCATCGGTAAGCCGCGTTGCGGGCGGCTGTTGTAGCGGTCGACCTGCTCGGCGGCAAAGCGTACGAATTCGGGCCAAGGCAACAGCGCGCGGCTCGCGCCAAACGTTTTGATATCGCGTCGCGTCAGCTTGTGGATCTTGTTCTTTGCTTCGGGATCCATCGGTGCGCCGATGTAGGTCGGCATTTCCTTAGCCGCGCGAACCCATACGGATTGATGCAGGCGTTCAATGACGCCACGCGCTTGCGAGTTGTACGGCAGGGAATGCTCCAGAGATGTTCCCAGCCTGCTAAGTAGACCGGTCCCTGGCGCGCTGATCAGTGCATTGCGATAGCCGGGGCCACGGTCGACATAGAAGATCGACGGGATGCAGCCGCGCATCGTTGCGACGCGCAGCGCATCAAGCACTGCAAGACCGGACTCGGCCAGATCGACGGACCAACCGACGATACGTCGGGTTGCGGCGTCAACTACGGATGTGATCTCGGGGCGGAACGGTCGGCCGTGGCGCGGGTGTGCGACTTCGGCGTCGAACGCATGGCCGTCAGCCATGAACACCTCGCCTGGCCAGAGCATCGACTTGTCTCGGCGGACAAAGGGCTTCAGGTTTTTCAGCTCGCGCGGCCCCATGCGGCCCGCCTGCAGGGCGACATTGCCCATGCTTGCCAGGAAGCGGCGCAGCGTGTCGTAGCTGGGTGGTGTGACGCCGGCAGGCAAGTGCTTGGGCAGTTCTTCTTCGACCCAGCGAATCGACGGCTTCTGCGGGCGCTGGTACAGACGCAGCGCGGCATCTGCCCAGGGCGACGCCGTCTCGCGCAGCCAATTGGCGCGTTTCGTCGCACCTGTGTTGCGCGGTGCAAGCTGGTCTACGGCGTTCGGCTGGTTGAGGTCGAACTTTGCGAGCCAGCGGTAAAGCGTGGCCCGTGTAAGCGTGCGCGACGTGCCGGCACGATGGTTTGCAACGGGCAGCAAAATAGCAAGGTCCGGCGGCAAGGTTCCCGCTTGGGCTTCGGCAACCACGCTTCTAATGGCCCGGTCCATGCCAACCTCCCGCGCGGATCTGTAGACGCGTATGAGGATTGCGGCGCGCGCCTCTGCAACTTGACGTTGGACTGAACTCAGTTCGTACGCTTGTGCGGCGGGGGCCGGCTGGCTTTGCGGGGCGGCTACTTGCGTTGTCTGGATCGCGGCTAGGACATATAGGGGCGGAACATAGAGACGCATGACGCCGCTCGCGCCGCCAGTCGCCTGCTCTTCACGAAAGCTCCAGCCTTCGCTAAGTGCACGTCTCGTGACACCACGCTCAGTTTTCGGCAAAGAGGGGAGCGCCATCTTCGCAATCTCGGATGCAGAGAACGATTGGGTCATTGCAGCCGCTCCTGATACATGCCGGGCCAAAGATCGGATAGCGGGATCGCCACTAGCTGCGCAATGCGCGATGCGATGCGGCGAGACTTGCCACGCCCATGGATGATGTGAGAAACGGCCATGCGCGACACGCGCAACTCAGCCGCAATCGCGGCCTGGGAGTGGCCCGCCTTTTTGATCGCCGCCTGGATATCCGCTGGGTGCAT